CCACGCCGTCATCCAGCGGACGCCCCACCTCAGCGGCCTGCCGGAGGCGGCCGAGACAGACGCCACCATGACCCTCGACTTCGCCGCATCCCCCGTGACCCCAGGCGGACCGCAGTCGACTGCGGTCCGGGACGGCCTGGACGCCTTCCCGCCTCCGCCAACAGGCCTCAAAGTCCCCGACTTCGACCTGCGTCCCTCGGCGCTGGTCGGAACCCCGCAGGCGGTCCTGGCCGCCAGCGGGGCGGCCCCGCAGGCCGGTGGCGCATCTCCGCCTGCGGGGCTTGGCCTCTCCAATCCAACCCCCCCCCCCGGCCGTGTCGACACGGCCCCTCAGCTGGGGTAGCGTCCGCAGCCATCGACGCCCCTGCAGGAGTTTCCTCGATGGCCCTCGCCCAACTCGCCACCCAGCTGCCCCCCTCGGGACCGGTCTCCTCGGGGCTCGTCGCGACGCCCGCGGGGACCCAGGCGACCGCGCTCCTGCTGCCCAGCGTGGTCAACTACGTGGGCACCGTGGCGACCGCCGCCGACGCCGTGAAGCTCGGCCCGGCTCCCAACCTCAACGACAGCATCCTCGTGGTGAACCAGGGCGCGGCCTCGATGCAGGTGTTCGGGTCCGGCACCGACACCATCAACGGCGTGGCCACCGCGACCGGCGTGGCCCAGGCCGCGGGTGTCGCGGCGCTGTACCTCTGCACCGCGGTCGGCGCGGTCAACAAGTGGAACCGGTTCCTGCAAGCCTGATCCTTCCGGGTGGCCCACCTGCCCCAGCCGCGCAGCGGCTGGGGATTTGTTTCGAGCGCTGTGGATAACTCGTGGCAGAGGTCCTGACCTACTCACCGCCGCCCAGCGTCTCCGGGTTCTTCATCGACGACCGGTTCGTGAGCCTGATCGTCGGTCCAGTCGGCAGCACGAAGACGACTGCAGCCATCATGAAGATCGCGTATCACGCGTCGCAGATGGCTCCGTGCAGGGACGGCATCCGTAGAAGTAAAGCCGTCTGGGTGCGTAATACTCGTGAGCAACTCAAGGATACGAGTATTCCCGATTTCTTGCGTTGGTTCCCGGACGGACTGGCCGGGACCTTCGTGCGCACCGACCTGAAGTTCCTGCTCCGCTTCAGCAATGTGGAATGCGAGGTGCTGTTCCGTGGCCTGGACGACCAGAACGATGTGCGCCGTCTACTCTCGCTGCAGACGTCATTCGGCATCCTCGACGAGTTCCGGGAGATCAACCAAGCCGTCTACGACGCCCTCCAGGGGCGGGTGGGACGCTACCCCTCCAAGCTCGACAACGGGGTCGGCTGCGTCACCGATGACGGCCGGGAGAACAAGCACATCTGGGGATGCTCCAATCCCCCGGACATCGACACCCACTGGGAGAAGCTGCTGACCGACCCGCCCTCGAACGTCAGCTGCCACTTCCAGCCGTCGGGGATGTCCGCGGAGGCGGACTGGCTGGAGTACCTTCCCCAGGATTATTACTCCAACCTGATGAAGGGGAAGTCCGAGGACTGGATCGACGTCTACATCCACGCCAAGTTCGGCAAGACCCTGGCCGGGCTGCCCGTCTACCGGACGTTCAAGCCCGAGTTCCACGTCGCCAAGACCCGCCTGCTGCCGGTCCGCATGAGCGAGCGGCCGCTGATCATCGGCATGGACTTCGGGCTGAACCCGAGCGCGACGATCAACCAGCTGGACCTGCGCGCGAGGTTCCTGACCTACGACGCCCTGACCTCGGACAACATGGGCATCGAGCGGTTCCTCGAAACCAAGCTCAAGCCCTTGCTGGCGTCGAAGTTTCCGAACTTTCCGGTGGTGGTCGTGGGCGATCCGGCCGGACAGGCGCGCGCCCAGACCGACGAGCGGACCTGCTTCGAGATGGTCCGCGCCGCCAAGCTGACCTGCTTCCCGGCGCGGACCAACGTCACCGCGGCCCGGGTCGGCGCGGTGGAGAAGTTCCTCAACCGGCAGATCGACGGCGGCCCGGCCCGGCTCCTGTGTCCGGAAGGCGCGAAGCCGCTGATCACCGCCTACCGGGGCGGCTACCGCTACCGGCTGAAGAAGTCCGGCGACGCCGAGGATGCGCCGGAGAAGAACAACCACAGCCACATCGCCGACGCCGACCAGTACGCCTGCCTGCACGCCGACGCCGAGCAGGGCGGCAACGCCTGGAGCGCACGCCAGCAGGCGCGGCCGGTGCAGCGGGTCAACGCCTTGGGCTGGACGTAGGCGCGCACACGAGGGATAGGATCAGCCATGGCGATCGGCGCAACTCCTTACGGGCAAGCCGCAACGGTTGGCCCTCAGCCGCCCCTAGGAAGCCCGCCAGCGGGCGGAGCGGGCACCGCCGTAGTCATCCAGCACCCCGCCATGCGGGCCATGTCCCTGGGCGCGCTGCAGCAGCAGGAGGCTGACACCCGCGCCGCCGCCGAGGGGCGGCAGGCGCAGCCGCTGATCACCGGGCTGGCCGGGCACATCCACCACAAGTTCTGGGTGGCGCGCGATGCGCGGCGGTTCAGCGACGTCGAGCAGCGGATGATCGACAACATGCGGGCGCGGCGCAGCATGTACACGCCGCAGAAGCTGTCGGCGATCCGGGTCGAGGGCGGGAGCGAGGTCTACGCGGGCATCACCGGGCAGAAGTGCCGGGCGGCCGCGGCGTGGATCAGGGACGTGATGATGACCACCGGCGACGAGCGCCCCTGGTCCGTGAAGGCCACAGCGGTCCCGGAGCTTCCGATCGAGGTCAACGACCTGATCGTCCAACAGGCGATGCAGCCGCTCAAGGAGCAGCTGAAAGCCGCGGCGGCGGGACAGGGTGAGCCGCCCGACCCGATGGCGACCCTCCACATGATGTCGATGATGAAGGACCAAGCCCTGGAGGCGGTGCGCCAGGAGGCCGACAAGCGCGTCGAGCGCATGGCCAACAAGATGGAGGATCAGCTGACCGAGGGTGGGTTCCTCGATGCGATGGACGACTTCATCAACGACCTGACGACCTTCCCGGCCGCCATCCTCAAGGGGCCGGTGATCCGCATGAAGCCGACCCTGACCTGGGGGCCGGATGGCCAGCCGGTCGTCAACGTCAAGCTGGTCAAGCAATGGGACCGGGTCGATCCGTTCAAGTTCTACCCTTCGCCCTCGGCGACCTGCGTCGACAACGGCGACATGATTGAGAAGCACAGCCTGAGCCGGGACAACCTGCAGGACCTCAAGGGCGTGCCCGGCTACGACAGCGGCGCGATCGACATGGTGCTGGAGAACTACGGCCGCAGCGGCCTGCGCTCCTGGCTGTACGACGACTTCGACCACGAGGACGCCGCGGGCCGCCCGTCGACGTCACTGGCCTCCAACCCCGACCAGCTGATCGACGCGCTGCAGTACTGGGGCAACGTGCAGGGTCAGCTGCTGCTCGACTGGGGGATGACCCGGGCGCAGGTCCCTGAGCCGATGCGGGAGTACCAGATCGAGGGCTGGCTGATCGGGCCGTACGTCATCAAGGCGATGCTCAATCCCGACCCGCTGAACCGCAAGCCGTACTACGCGACCAGCTACGAACGCGTGCCGGGCAACTTCTGGGGCCATTCCGTCGCCGACCTCGTGAGCGACCCGCAGGACATCTGCAACGCCGCGGCCCGCTCGATGATCAACAACGCAGCGCTGGCCTCCGGGCCGCAGGTGGGCATCCTGACCGACCGCATCGCGGCCGGGGAACAGATCACCCAGTTGAAGCCGTGGCGCATCTGGCAGCTGAACTCGGACCCGATGGGCGGGTCGACCAGCGACCCGCCGATCCGGTTCTTCCAGCCGCAGTCGATCCTCGGCGACCTGATGCAGCTGTTCGATAAGTTCACGGTGATGGCCGACGAGTATTCTGGCATCCCGCGCTACATGACCGGCAACGCGGTGGCGGGCGGGGCCGGGCGGACGGCGTCCGGCATGTCGATGATGATGGGCAACGCCGGGAAGATGATCACTTCGGTGATCAAGAACATCGACCTCAACATCATGGAGCCGCTGCTGGAGCGCCTGTACTACTTCAACATGCGCTACGAGACCGACCCCGAGCTCAAGGGCGACGTCTGCATCGTCGCCAAGGGCGCGTCGAACATCGTTGCCAAGGACGCCGCCCAGGTGCGCCGTAACGAGTTCCTGGCGACCACGGCCAACCCTATCGACATGCAGATCATGGGCATCGAGGGCCGCGCCGCCGTCCTGCGGGAAACGGCGAAGACCCTGCAGATGGACACCGACAAGGTGGTGCCGGACACCGACACGCTCCGGCAGAAACTGCAGGTCCAGTCAGCCCTCCAGGCCCAGCCCCAAGGTGGGGCGCCGGGCGCGGGCGGAGCGGGCGGCGGGCCTGCGGCGGGTGGTGCTCTGGGCGGCTCGCCGCCCGGCCCCGGCGCGACCGAGACCAACGGCCAGCAGCTGACCAACGGCGCACCCGTCACCGATACGTTCGGGGCAGGGCATTGACAAAAGACGCCAGCGACATCAGCGTCGCCCGCAATGCTCACGACCCCGTCGCCGGACGCCCTCATCGCCCTCGTGCAGATGCAGGAGACACCGAGATGGCGGGAGATCGAGGGCTTGATCGAGGCCGAGATCGAGGCGCTGACGCTCCGTCTCCTGGGCGCGCGGGACACCGCAGACGTCCATGAGTTCAGAGGCAGGGTTCTCGCTCTCCGAGAATTCCGGCAGACCGTGCAGAGCGCCCGGTCTATGCTGGCCAAGCAGGGACGCAGCGCGCCCCTGGCGTAGCTGACCATAGGGGACACCGGTCCGTCCGACCCCCGAGTTGCAGCTGGAGACGTAGATGATCGACCGTGTGCCCGACGCCGTGAGACGGCAGGCCGAGGCTATGGAAGCCCTGGACGAGGAGATGGCCAAAGCGGCCGCTCCGCCACCCCAGGAGACACCAGACCCCGACGCCCCGGAGCCCCAGGCCGAGCCGCCCCCGACGCCGCCCCCGGCCGCCGAGGACTGGCAGCACAAGTTCCAGACCCTGCAGGGCAAGTACAACGCCGAGGTTCCTGGCTTGAGGAACCAGATCGTTGACCTGAACCGGCAGATCGAAGAACTCCGCGCCGCCAAGCCCGCGCCGACACCGGAGCCAGCGCCTGCCGCGGCCGCCCCGAAGCTCATCACCGACGACGACACGGAGACTTACGGAGCCGACCTGATTGACCTGATCCGCCGTGTGGCCGTGGAAACGGACGCTGGGGAGAAGGCCAAACTGCAGGGCGAGATCGCCGATATGCGTAAGCAGATGGCGGCCCAGGCGACGCGAGTTGAGACCATGACGGAGAACGTCACGGACGACCGACGGGCGAAATACTTCACCGAGTTGGCGAAGCAATGCCCGGCCTACGAGGAGACCGACGCACGCCAGGACTTCAAGGACTGGCTCGTGCAGCTGGACGACTTCTCGGGTCTGGTCCGCAACGACATCCTGCAGGCCGCGTTCGCCGCGTTCGACGCGGACCGCACGGCCAAGGTCTTCAACCAGTTCCTCGGGGCCACACCGCCTGCACCCGCACCGCCGCCTCCCCCGGCCGACCCGCAAGCCGAACTCGCCGAACTTGTGTCGCCCGGCCAAGCCCGGACGACCCCGGTGCCCGAGCCCGACGATGGCAAGAAGGTCTGGTCTGTCTCCGAGATGGATCAGTTCTACAAGGACTTCGCCAGGGGTGAGTACCGAGGTCGCCTAGCTGACGCGCAACGCATCGAGGCGGACATCGACAGGGCTCTCGCTGAGGGGCGCGTCCGGTAGGACCGCGCCTTGAGGGGGGCTCTCAACCCCCCTCCAGCGTGAGTTATGCTCATGGCCCAGCAAGGCCCCGCCGTACAGGCACCGTTCCTGACCAACCCCGCCTACTCGGGGACGTTCATTCCGCAGCTGTGGTCCGGCAAGCTGAACGTGAAGTTCTACGCCACCACCGTCTTCGGGGAGATCGCGAACACGTCCTACGAGGGCGAGATCAAGGGGATGGGTGACACGATCACCATCAACAACATCCCGACCATCGCCATCTCCGACTACACCATCGGCCAGAACCTCAACTACCAAGTCCCGACCCCGAACAAGGTCGACCTGAACATCGACCAAGCGAAGTATTTCGGCGTCAACGTGTCGGACGTTCTCGAGTATCAGGCGAAGCCCGCCCTGATGTCGATGTTCACCGACGACGCGACGAAGCAGATGGCGATCACCATCGACCGGTCGATCCTGCTGGCCGAGTACAACAACGGGGCCGCCGCCAACAAGGGCGCGACTGCGGGCGTCATCTCCTCGGCCGTGAACCTCGGGACCGACGCGGTCCCGGTCGACCTCGCCGCGGCCGCCGACACCGTGCTGACCCTGATCCTCGGCATGGCGACCTGCCTCGACGAGCAGAACGTGCCGGACACGGAGCGCTGGCTGGTCATCGACCCCGCCACGCGGCTGCGCCTGATGCGCTCGCCCCTCCAGCAGGCTTACCTGACTGGGGACGACAAGAGCATCCTGCGCAACGGAAAGCTGGGCGTCATCGACCGGTTCACGATCTACCTGTCGAACCAGCTGCCGAAGGCCGCCGCGGGCTTCAACCCCGACGGGTCGGTCAACGGTGCGGGCGTGCAGCGCCGGGTCATCCTGGCGGGCCACTCTTCGGCGCTCACCTTCGCCGCGCAGATCACCAAGACCGAGAGCCTGCAGAACCCGAACGACTTCGGGCAGCTGGTGCGCGGCCTGAACGTCTACGGCAAGAAGATGATCAAGCCCGAAAGCTGGGTGATGGCGCTGGTCAAGAACTAGCCCCGCCGCTTCGCTGGACAGGTGCGCCGGGGTGGCCGACAACACCCCGGCGTTCTTGCATGTGAGACCTCAATGGCCGTCACCGCACAGACCATCCTGACCCGGGTGCGCTCGCAGCTTATCGACGAACAGCCGACCAAGCGCTGGACGGACGATGAGCTTCTGCGATGGCTGTCGGATGGCCAGCGCACCCTGGTGGCGATGAACCCGTCGCTGGGCATGAAGATGGTGTCGATCCCGACGCAGCCGGGAACGCTGCAGGTCTTGCCGCCCGGCGCGTTCATGCTGCTCGACATCCAGCGCAACATGTACCGGAACGACGACGACAGCTTCACGCCGGGACGCGTGGTCACCGTGGTCAGCCGGGAGAACCTCGACCGGACGGACCCGAACTGGCACACCTCGCGCCGCTCGGACGTCACCCACCACTTCATCTACGACGCCCTGCAGCCGCTGGTGTACTTCGTCTGGCCGCCGTCGACGGGGGTCAACTACCTCGACACCAACCTCGCGATGACACCGGTCGACTTCGACAGCCTCGACGACCCGATGATCGTCGAGGAGCTCTACCAGACCGCGCTGTTCGACTACGTGATGTTCCGCGCCCACCAGAAGGACACCGACTACTCGGCGGGCAACGAGAAGGCCGCGACCTACCTGCAGCTGTTCCAGATGTTCGCGCAGGGCCACGAGGCCGGTAAGGACGCGCAGACCCCGAACACCGGGCCGCCTGACGTCGGCAAGGGGGCCACATCATGAGCGCCATCGTCGACCTGATGCCGATGATCCTGCCGTTCGTGCGGGACTGCTCGACCCCGGCCGCGACCGTCGCCGCGCGCTTCGCCTGCATCGAGTTCTACAAGCACACGCTCTGGCAGCAGGAGATGCTGGAGCCGGTCGACCTGATCTCCGGCGTCGGCGTCTACGAGATCGAGGTGCCGCCGAACACCGTCCCCGCGGCGGTGATGCGCGTGAAGATCGACGGCATCAACAAGCCGCTGGAGTTCGCCACCAAGGACCGCCTCGACCAGCTGTACCGGTTTCAGGACTGGACCACCTTGGTCGGCAACCCGCGCTACTGCACCCAGGTCGACGACGCCAGCATCGTGCTCGTGCCCGCGCCGGACGACGTGATCGCCCAGCCGAAGGCGATGAAGCTGCTGGTCGCGGTGCAGCCGACGCCCGACGCCGTCGAGATCGACGACAGCGTGTTCAACTACTACTCCGAGGCCCTGGCCTACGGGGCGCGCGCCCGGCTGATGGAGACCGCGGGTCAGCCCTACTACGACCCCCAGAGCGCGCCGTTCTGCTGGTCGAAGTTCTACGCGGGCGTCAGCGAGGCGAAGGCGCGGCGGATGCGGGAGCACACCCGGGCTGTGCAGTCCGTGCAGATGAGGCCCTGGGTATGAGCCGCATCCACCTCGTCGCAGGCGACACACGCCCCCAGGTCTACGTCCAGTTGCGCAACCCGGACGACCTGCTCGACGTGTCGACGGCGGCCGTGCGGCTGAAGTTCAAGCCGTGGACCGACGACGTGGTGCTGTTTCAGGTCGACGGCGAG